GTCCTTCAGGTCGCCCGACCCTGGTTGACAAACGCGATTCGTGCATTCCACTTCTGAATGCCGCCCCTCAATGGGGCACAACGCATTCGGAACATGGCGACCAAGACAGTCGCCCCGGCGAGGAAGAAGCCGCGGGCGAGCGCACCCGCGAAGAAGCCTGCAGCCAAGACCAAGGCGGACGTAGCTCAACCGGCAGAGCACCTGCCTTCCAAGCAGGGGGTTGCGGGTTCGAGCCCCGCGGGCCGCTCCAAGTCTCGGGCGCTAGAACCTGAGCAGAAGCCAGCGCCACCCGCCAATCCGTCCGACATTCAACAGCCCCCAGCGCCATCTAAGCCACTGACTCCGGCGCGCAGATGGGAGGCGTGGCTTCAGGCCGTTGGAGACGATGGCGCCATGGAGCACTTGGCCGCCTTCATCGCTGATGGCGGGCACCTGGCCGACTACTGCCGACACCAGTTCCTGCCTTACAAGTCCGTGCGGGTGTGGATTGGCGCGAGCGATGCCAGAAAGACGCTGTACGCGGGCGCGCGTGAAGACCGTGCAGACACATTGGCCGACGAGATCGTAGCCATCGCTGACGAAGCCGAGGTGTGCACAAGGGTCGACGGAGAGGGCGTGACTCTGGCTTTGGACAGCACCGCCGTGGCGCGAAACAAACTCCGTGTCGACGCGCGCAAGTGGGTGGCCGCCAAGCTCAAGCCGCGCGTCTACGGAGAGAAGATGGAGGTCACGGGCGGTATTGATCTGCGCACTGTCCCCGATGACCAGTTGCGGGAGCGAGCGGAAGCCTTGTTGGCCGTCATGACAGGGGCCACGACTACTGTGAAGGCGACTGCGCAATGATGGCCGAGGCGCTTGACCTATCTCGCCTGACACAGGCCCAGCGCCTGGAACTGGTGGCCATCACAAACGAGATCCAGCGCCGATCAGGACAGCGCCTGATTGCGACCATGTTCCCTGATAGCGGCCCGCTGCGCAGGGAGCTTTATCCGAAACATCTGCAATTCTTCGGGCTTGGCCGCGAGTTCAGCGAGCGAGTCTTTTTGGCCGGCAACCGTGTCGGAAAGACTGTCGCAGCCGGAACGGAATGGGCGTACCACCTGACCGGCATGTACCCGCATTGGTGGGATGGCAAGGTGTTCACCAGGCCCATCACGCTGCTGGCAAGCGGAGACACGCACGAAACCACGCGAGACATCCTGCAGGACAAGCTGCTTGGCACCGATGATCGGGACAGGCCCGAACGCATTGGAACCGGGCTGATCCCGGGAGAACGCATCAAGTCCTGGGTGCCGCGCGTGCACGTCAAGGGCGCCATCGAAAAAGTCATCGTGAAGCACGTCAGCGGCGGCGGCGACATCAGCAACGCTGGCGAGAGCGAGCTTTGGCTACGGTCATACGAACAGGGCCGAAAGATATTCCAGGGCTTCGAGCTAGATGGATTCTGGCCTGACGAGGAATGCCCGCAGGACGTTTACGACGAAGGCCAAGTTCGCCTGATGACCACACGCGGCATCAGCACGCTGACGTTCACTCCGCTGCAAGGATTGACCGAACTGGTCCTCCATCTGCTGTCAGGCAACGAGATCGGCGGTCAGTCTGACCCCATCGTGCAGCGCGAGGCAGGCCGCGCAATCGTCATGTGTGGGTGGGATGACGTTCCTCACCTTGACGAGGAAGCCAAACGCCAGATGCTGGCCAAACTGCCTCCGCACCAACGCGACGCGCGAACGAAGGGTGTGCCATCGCTGGGCGCAGGAGCGATCTATCCGGTGCCAGAGGAAGACATCGTTGTCGACCCATTCGAGATCCCGGCGCACTGGCGTAGGGCCTATGGGCTGGATGTGGGGTGGAACCGAACGGCCGCCATCTTTGGCGCGCTGGACCCTGACGCCGACATCCTCTACATCTACAGCGAGCACTACAGAGGACAGGCTGAGCCCAGCATCCACGCAGAGGCGATCAAGGCCCGCGGCGAATGGATGCAAGGCGCGATTGATCCTGCCAGCCGTGGCCGGTCGCAGACGGACGGCGAGCAACTGTTCTCCATGTACGAAGACCTTGGGCTGCACCTGCACCTGGCTGAGAACGCGGTCGAGGCAGGCATCTACGAGGTGTGGCAGCGATTGAGTACCGGCCGGCTCAAGGTGTTTCGATCCTGCGGCAACTGGCTGTCTGAGTACCGAATCTACCGCCGCGACGACAAGGGCAAGGTGGTGAAGACCAACGACCACGCCATGGACGGGACGCGCTACTTGGTGATGACTGGGTTGGGCGTTGCAAGGCCCGTTCCGGTCGAGAGGAATCACGCGCGCCGCGACCGCGACTGGCGCACAGCCTGAAGACAAGAGGACGACCATGCACCTGAACTCACTCATCGTCAGCGCCACCGGCCGCCCCATGCACAAGGTGGGCGACATTGCGCATGCCCAGTTCCGCACCGGCCAGTACCACGTCAGCATCGAATGGCTGTCCGAAGGCCGCGAGTGCGAGCCGGTGATGGCGATCTGGTCGCCGACCAGCATGAGCGGAGGCGTGTTCGCCATTGCGCTGTCGAGCATCGGCAAGTACGCCGACCCAAGCGGCAACCCGACCCGGACGGCGTTTCTGGAGGCGTGGCGCGCACTGCCGACGCTGGGCCGGGCGCAGATCGACATCGAGGTCTACGCCCTGCTGGATGTGATCCTGCGCCACACGCCGGACCTGATCCGCTGCCCGCCAATGCCGCCGGCCGCGCGCCAGGCTGAAGCGCCGCCCCCGCTGCTGGAGGTCACAACCATGGTGGATGGCGTCAAGTCGAGCGAGGTGACGATCTGATGGCCCGCAACCACAAGAAGAAGCGCCTCGCCAAGGCCATGGAGTCGGCCGGCGCGATGACCGCACCCGAGATCCGCCCGAGTGCGACGAGCGAGGCGCAGCGCAAGCAAGACCTGTACGTGCGCCTGCGTTCGTGGTTCGAGCTGGAACTGATGCGCCAGCAGGTCAACCGCTTCCAGCAGGCGCTGGACTGCGACTACTACGACGGCATCCAGTGGCAGGCAGCCGAGGCCGCCAAGGTGCGCGCCCGTGGCCAGGCACCCATCGTCTACAACGAGGTGAAGCCTACGCTGGACTGGCTGATCGGCACCGAGCGCCGCACTCGGCGCGACTTCAAGGTGCTGGCCCGCTACAACAAGAGCCAGGAAGCCAGCGCCGACGCCGAGATCAAGACGCGCTACCTGAAGTACCTGGAGGACGTGCAGCGCGCCCCATTCGTGCGCAGCCAGGCCGTTGACGACCAGTTCAAGGCCGGTCTTGGCTGGCTGGAGGTTGGAGTCACGGCCGACCCCGAGGACGACCCGATCTACATGCGCGCCGAGTCGTGGCGCAACATGCTGCACGACAGCATCAGCGCCATCAACAGCCCGGACCCCAACGACTGGCGCTACCTGTTCCGCTTCAAGGAGGTGGATCTCGACATCGCCGAGCGCTACTTCCCGGACAACATCGAGGAACTGCAGCGCGCGTCGACCATGGGCGAGTGGCGCGGCCCGATGGACGAGGACTGGGCCGGCGCGTGGCCGGCTGGCAATGCCTCGCAGCCCGAAGGCCTGCCGATGCGCTGGATGGACTACAACCCGGACGCGGACGCCTGGAACCCGCGCCGCCGTGTCAGCCTGGTCGAGTGCTGGTATCGGGAGCCGACGCGCGAGACGACGGGGCAGGGCGCATCCTCGCAGGACCGCGTGCGCATGAAGGTCCGCGTGGCCATGTTCACCAAGCACGACCTGCTGATGGACATCGAGAGCCCCTACGCGCACAACCGCTTCCCGTTCGTGCCGCTGTGGTGCTACCGGCGCAAGAGCGATGGCATGCCCTATGGCGTCATCCGCAACGTGCGAGGCCCGCAGGACGGGCTGAACAAGCGCATGAGCAAGGCGCAGTTCCTGCTGTCGGTGAACCAGGCCGTGGTCGAGGAAGGCGCCATTGACGAAGCCGTGATGGACATGGAGGACATCCGCCACGAACTGGCCGCGCCGGACGGCATTGCCGTGTTCGCCAAGGGCGCGCTGTCGGGCCAGAAGGTGCAACTCCGAAACGGGCTGGACATTGCCCAAGGTCATCTGTCGTTGGCAGAGCAGGACCGCATGGCCATCCGCAGCGGCAGCGGCGTGACGGCCGAGAACCGTGGCATGTCGGCCAACGGCCAGTCAGGCAAGGCGATCATCGCCAAGCAGGACCAGGGCAGCATGGTGACTGCCGAGTGCTTCGACAACCTGATGCTGGCCCACCAGATGGAGGGCGAGCTGAAGGTGTCGCTGATCGAGCAGTACGTGACCGACGAGAAGACCTTCAGCGTCACGGGCGAGCGCTACAAGCTCGACTACTACACCATGAACGGCCGCGACCCGGTGACGGGCGTCATGGTCAACGACGTGACCGCGTTCAAGGCCGCGTTCGTCATCGGAGAGGCGCCTTGGCGTCAGGCGCTGGCCGAAGCCAACTTCGAGGCGGCCATGACGATGATGGGCCAACTGGCCCAGGCCGCGCCGCAGGTGGTGGTGAGCATTCTCGACCTGGTGTTCGAGTGGGGCGACTTCCCGAACAAGGCTGCGATCCTGCAGCGCATCCGCAGCGTCACGGGCGTGGCCGACCCCGACAAGGGCGAGACGCCGGAACAGCAGGCGGCGCAGAAGCAGAAGGCGGCCGTGGCCAAGGCGCAGTTCGAGGCGCAGATGGCGCAACTGCAGGCCACCATCGCCGAGGCGCAGGCCAAGGGCGAGAAGCTGTCGGCCGAGGCCATGGCCAAGCGGCTGGAAGCGCTCTACATGGCAGCCCAAGCCGCCCAGGTGCTGACGATGGCGCCGCAGATCGCGCCCGTGGCCGACGAACTGGCCCGCAGCGTGGGATTCAAGGACCAGGCCGGCGACGCGGCGCTGGGCGGCCCTGTGCCCACGCAGCAAACCCAACCCGTGCCGCAGCCGATGCAGGCTGACGGCGCTCTCGCTGGCGCTCAGGCCGGCATCGAATCGCCCGCGATCTCGGGCGTGGAACAAGGAGTGATCCAGTGACCAGCGACATCGAAGACAAGCCGGACGAGTCGGGCAGCGACGCCCAAGCGACTTTGCACTCTGACATCTTCCGCCTGGAGCACGCCCGCGCGCTGCGCGAGGTGGACGAGGCGACCAGCGCCCCGAGCTTCGAGCCCGGCAGCATCGAGCGCTTCGCTGACGCGGACGGCCGCACGATGGCCATCGTGGTGTCGTTCGGCGAGCTGTGCAAGCAGGCCGTGCCGGCATCGGCGGAAGGAGAAGACCATGGCCAAGAGTAACGTCAAGGCGCCGGTCCCGATGGACGACTGGCAGGTGCAAGACGACCTGCGCACGCTGGCCCGCGCCCGCGAGATCAAGCAAGACCCCAAGCGCATGGCCGCGGTGAAGAAGCTGGCCGAACAGCAGATGGTGGCCGCCGCGGCGACCGTGGCTGAAACCGAAGACAAGGACGACTGACATGCACAACATCACCAGCCCACGCACTGATGACGCCAGCATTGAACAAGAAATCCAATCCAAGGGCCTGACCGCGCCGCGCATCACGCCGGCTGACATCGAGGCGAACATCGCCAGCGAACACAGTTTCACCGCACACGAAGGTGTGATGGGTGCCACGGGAGGAACCGACGGCGGCCCGAGCGCGCTGTACCTGCTCACCTTCTACGTCCTCGTGCTGCGCAACGGCTTCACCGTCACCGGCGAATCGGCCTGCGCCAGCCCCGAGAACTTCGACGCCGAGGTGGGCCGAAAGATCGCCCGCGCCAACGCGATCAACAAGATCTGGCCTCTGATGGGTTACGAGCTGCGATCCAAGTTGGCCTCCAATCGCTGAAAGGAATCTTATGGGCACGAACATCCACCAAGGCATGCTGGCCGACATGGACCCTGATGAGCAGGAGCTGTTGAGCGGCCATCCCGCCAAGACCGAGACGCCGGCAGCCGCCGCGCCCGACACTGACGACGACGGCGAACCCATCACCGGCAACGTTGCCGGTGATGCCTCCGGCGAAGGAGGTGAAGCGGCAGAGAACGAGCAGAACGCTTCCGGCGAGAAGGAAGACGCCGCCGCGCCCACCGCTGACGAGGCCGCCGCCGCGCTGGCCGAGATGACGCCTGAGCCGGCTGCTTCGCCCGCAACGCCCAAGGCCTTCGAGGTGCCTGGCGACGACTTCGACGCCAAGCGCAAGGAACTGCAGACCCAGCGCAAGGACATCATCAAGCAGTGGGGTGACGGCGAACTGTCGGACGAGCAGTACGCCGCCAAGTTGGACGAACTGGACGGCCAGATCTACACCGTGATCCAGCAGCAGGCCAAGCAGCAGACCCTGGCCGAGATCAACGCGCAGCAGGCGCGCGAGGCGCAGGCGAAGCAGGAGCAGGCTGAAAACGCGGTGATGGTCGAGGTGGCCAAGGCGTCCAAGGCCTCCAACCAGATCGACTACGGCGCCGACGCCGACGCCTGCAAGGCATTCGATGCCGCGTTCAACGCCGCCAAGGCCGACTCCAAGAACGCTGGGCTGACGCTCAAGCAGATCGCCGAGCGCGCGCACCGCGGCGTGCTGGCCATGCGCGGCATCGAGCCGGTGACTGCGGCTCCCTCTCCTGCGCCGGCAGCCGTTCCGGCAAAGCCAAAGCCGCCCGCCCCGCCGACCACGCTGGGCACGATGCCGGCCGCTGCCGCCCAGGTCGTGGGCGACGCCTTCGATGAAACGTTCGACGCCATCGAGGATCCCGACGAGCGCGAGGCCAAGTGGGCATCGCTGTCCGCAGCGCAGCGACAGCAGCAACTGCGGCGCACGGTGCCCACCACGCGCGGGAGGCATTGACGCATGGACCGCCCAGGCGATGCGCTGCGATCACTGGTCATCGACATGGATGCCGGCGAGGCGCTGTGCGTGACCGTGCCGCCATCGGCAACGCACCAGGCGCAGACCGTGCGTGTGCAGATGCTGGCCAAGTCCGGCAAGCGTGCCAGGGTGCGCGTGCTGGCATCGCCTGTCGTGCAGGTGCACCGCACCGAGAAGGACGAAATCGCCGCGGCTGGTTGACAAGTCGCTTTTCGCATCTACGCTTTTCGCACAGTGGGCGCATGGTGCGCCCGTCAGCGCAGGACGTGCTGAGTTGCAACCTCCATTGGAGACGCACTCATGGCACGAACGACGATCCTGCCGACCGACCCCGGCGCAGTGAAGAAGTGGGAAACCGAAGTCTCGGTCGAGATGACCAAGAAGTCGGCGTTCACGAAGATGACCGGCGGCGAGAAGTCCGCGCTGCCGGTGGTCCGCAAGACCAGCCTGGAATCGGGCGCTGGCGACGAGGTGACGATGTACCTCATCGCCAAGCTGGTCGGCAAGCCGCGTGAAGGCAGCGAGAAGCTGGCCGGCTTCGAGGACAAGCTGAACCACCACACCGACAAGCTGCGCATCGACAAGCACCGCAAGGCCGTCAACGTCGGCGACGTGATGGACCAGAAGCGCGTGCCCTACGACATCGCCGAGCAAGCCAAGGCCCGCCTGAGCGACTGGGCGGCCGAGGTGCACGACGAGCAGATCACGATGACCGCCTCTGGCGCGCGTGGCGCCGGCTCTGAAATCCAGCACTACCCGACCACGTACACCGGCTTCCCGAACGCCTTCGAGGCGCCCGACACCGGCCACCGCCAGATCTACGACGGCACCGTGGCCTACGGTTCGCTGGTGACCGCCACCCACAAGCTCGGCCTGGGCGTGATCGACGCCGCGGTGCTGAAGGCCAAGAAGATGATCGGCGACATCAACGGCGGCAACGCCATCAAGATGACGCCCTGCGCCGTCGATGGCGGAAAGCACTTCGTCTTCCTGACCGGCGCCGAAGGCAACTACGACCTGCGACGCGAAGTCGGCGACGCCGGTTTCCTGACGCTGGAGAAGGCCAAGATGGCGGCCGAGGGCAGCAAGGGCGTCATCTTCACCGGCGGCAAGTGGTTCTACAACGGCGTGCTTGGCGACGAGGTGCAGACCATCGTCAAGTTCAACGACGGCGGCGCCGGCACGGTCCCTGTGATGCGCAGCCTGTTCCTGGGCGCTCACGCGGTGGCCGTGGCCTACGGCACCAAGGGCCAGCAGAACGGCAGCCGCTACGAGCTGAAGGACTCCGACCTCGACCACGGCGAGGAAGAAGTCGTGGTGATCCGCCTGATCGCCGGCTACAAGAAGTGCCGCTTCAACAGCATGGACGCCGGCATGCTGTCGGTGGACCACACCTACACCCTGGCCGCTGGCTACACCATCTAAGGAGCGCCCACCATGGCTCTGTTCAAGGCAACCCAGGTCACCAACAAGGTGCCGGTCCCTTCCGCCGATGGCGCAACGGCGGTCATCGCCATCGTCGGCGACTTCACGATCCCGACTGGCTTTGCCACCAACGACGTGGTGGAGATGGGCCCGCTGCCGGCCGGCTACGTGCCCGTCGATCTGATCGTGGACAACGCCGCCTGCGGCACGACCGTGACCAGCGACTTCGGCATCCTGTCCGGCGCGTACAACTCCACGGGCACGCGCACCTGTTCGGCCGTGTTCGCCACGGCCCAGGCGCTGCAGACCGCCGGCATCAAGCGCATGGCGGCGGCCGGCGGTGGCCGCATCGCGCCGACCACGGCCGACCGCGGCTGGGGCTTCACGTCCACCACGGTGTCCACGCCGACCGTTGGCGCCGTGCTGCGCGCGACGCTGCTGTGCCGCCCGCAGTCTGAAGGCGTGTGATGGCGGGACCACGCAAGAAGCCTGGCCCGAAGCCGGGCTTCAAGCGCGCGGCTGCTGCGGCGGTGGCATCGACGGCCATCGCTGCAGCGGCTGCATCGTCAGCGCAGCCTGTCGCGCCGGATCCGCCGCCCGAGCCGGATCCGCGGCCCGAGCCGGAGGCGCGGCCGGCGACGCAGACGCGATTCCCGGACCCTCTGCAACGCCACCGCGACATCGACAGCATGCCTGAAGCCGAGCTTCGCGCCTATGCCCGGCAAATCGGCATGACCCCGCGGGACGCCAACACCCTGAGCGTCGAGCGCCTTCGCTACAACGCCAAGCACCACGTCATCGCCCTGATCGAAGACCTGTAAGGAGCCCACGCCATGGCGGCGACCGAGAAAGTCAAGGACGTGCTGTGGCGCATCTCGGTGCTTCTGCAGGACACCTCTCCGCAGTTCCAGCGCTGGCCGGAAAAGGAGCTTGTGCAGTGGCTGAACGACGCACAGATCAGCATCGCCAAATACCTGCCGCTGGCATGCTCCATGGTCGTGAGCATGAAGCTGCGGGCCGGCACGCTGCAGAGCATCGCCACCATCCTGGCGGCTGACGCCAAGCTCGAAGACGGCACAACGCCAAGCGCGCCGATCTACGGCGTCCAGTTCCTGAACCCGCGCCGCAACATGGGCAGCACAGGAACCGCGGCTGGCAAGGCCATTCGCATGGTCGAGCGCGACGTGATGGACAGCCAAGATCCAGACTGGCACACCCGCACGTCCAGCGCCGTGTCGTCGGTCATCTACGACCCGATGACGCCGCGCAACTTCAGCGTCACGCCAGGCGTCACCGGAACCGTGTGGATGCAGCTTGCGCTGACCGCCGCGCCGACTGCGATCCCGAACACGGGCACGCCCGGCTCCGAGCTGTACCTTGCCAGCGGTGCCAGCACCACGACGATCAGCGTCGAGGACGAGTTCGTGCCCGAACTGGTGGACTACGTGGTGGCGCGCGCCAACCTGAAGGATGTGAAGTACGCCAGCAAGCAGACGGCAGACCTGCACACCAACCGCTTCCTGGCCTCGCTCAATGCCAAGGTGGCCGCCGTCACCGGCACGAATCCGAACCTGACCATCCTGCCGGGGGTGACGCCCCAGGCCGCGTGACACCATGGCCGTGTTTCTGGACACCACGGAGCTTGAGGATGCACTTCGGTACGTGATTCCCTACGTGCCAGGAGTGCCTGACCCATCGGTGATCCAGCATCTGCGCGACAAGGCCATCGAGTTCTGCGCGCGCACCCTGGTCTGGCAAGGGCCGCTTGAGAACGTGCTGACCGTTGCCAACACGGCAGAGTACGAGTTCAAACTTCCTGACGACTCGGCGCTGGTCAAAGTTCTGTCTTGGAGCATTGAAGACCGCGGGCAGTGGGTTTCTCCGGCCTACGCGCGCAAGCTGCAAGGCGAATCGTCCGATGCTGACTTGGCATGGACAGAGAACATGCTGACGTTCCACGTCAACCCGACGCCTGAAGAAGCTGGCAAGGTCATGAGCATCATCGCGGCGCTCAAGCCAACGATGACGGCAACAGAGATCCCAACGTTCATCTACGACCAGCACATCAGGGCCATCGCTGATGGGGCCATCGGCACGCTGTCGGCCATGAAGCAGCCTTGGCAGGACATGGCGCAAGCCGCGTTCTACATGGAGCGATTTGATCGTGCTGTCAGCCGCGCTGCTTCGGCCATCTCTCGCGGAAACGGTCGCACGCGCGACAGGCGTGTGGTGGGCCAGTTCTACTGAGGGCACCATGCCGGATTCAAGACCCACAGAGAACCGCGTCACCATCGTTGACCAAGCTGTCATTGAAGATCACCTTGGTCTTGTCACCATCGTTGACCAAGCCGTCACTGAAGACCACCTTGGACTGGTGCTGGCGCGCATCGAGGGCTTGGAACAAGCCGCGCTGAAGCCGGCCGACATTGCTGCTGCCGTGGGTGCAGGCATGGTTGAGGCGGCCAAGAACCCTGACACCTGGGCTGCGGCGCTGTCAGGACTGCGAAAGTCAACCGAGCAGCACGCCGGCAAGTGGCTTGTCGGGGCGCTTTGGGCAGTCGTCAAGAAGGGCCTGGTGATCGTCATCGTTGGCATGCTGATCTACAGCTTCGGCGGGTGGACGGCGTTGTCAGCGGCATGGAAGGCGCTGTGGAGCGACCACCCTTGATTACCGAGCAACTGCTTCGCGCTGCCATCGGCTGCACGCCTGCAGCCGCAGCGAACTTCCACGGCGCGCTGATGGAGGCGTGCGCGGACTACGAGATCAACACGCCGGCCAGGATGGCGGCATTCCTCGCTCAGATCGGGCACGAGTCCGTCAGTCTGCGATATGTGCGCGAGGTGTGGGGGCCGACGCCCCAGCAGCAGCGCTACGAGGGTCGCAAAGACCTGGGCAACGTGCACCAGGGCGATGGCATCCGCTACCTGGGCCGCGGGCTCATGCAGATCACGGGCCGCGCGAACTATGCGGCAGCGCGCGACAGGCTGCGGCTGAAGTTCGGCGAAGACGTGCCGGACTTCGAGGCGCACCCGGCCGCCCTGGAGGCGCCGATCTGGGCCTGCCTTGCGGCGGCCGAGTATTGGTCATCGCACGGCTGCAACGAACTGGCAGACGCTGGCGACTTCGAGACGATCACGCGGCGCATCAACGGAGGCCTGACAGGCTACGAAGACCGCAAACAGCGCTGGGAGCGAGCCAAGCAGGCGCTTCTGGTCAACGACGCACAGGCGCCGACCGCTGCACTCGAAACCAGCGCCACATCCATGCCAGCCGGCGAGGCGCCCGACTGGGTGCCGACGCAACCCGCCACGGAGGCGACTATGCCCATTCCTGCCGTCATCGGCGCCCTTTTGCCAAGCCTCATCGAGGCAGCGCCAAACCTCATCCGCATCTTCGGCAGTGGCAGCGCCATCACCGAGCGCAACGCCAAGGCGGCCGAGGCTGTCGCCGGCATCGCGCGCAGCGTGACCGGCCAGCCCACCACCGAGGGTGCCGTGACCGCCATCCAGTCCGATCCTGACCTGGCCGCGAAGTACCGCGAACAGGTTCACCAGTCCATGGGCGAGCTGCTGGGCTACCTGCAGCAGGCCGTGGAGATCGAGGACAAGTCGCGCGCCGCGGCCCTGGACCGCAACGTCGCGCTGGGTCAGGCCACGGGCGGGAAGTGGCTGTACTTTCTGGCCTTCGCCGCCGCAGTGATCCTGCTGGCGACGCTGGCAATCGCCGCCGCGGTGCTGTTCAAGAGCGACTTCAGCGATGAAACCAAGGCCCTGGTGCTGGGGCAGATCGTCATCGCCGGCTTCGTCGCAGTCACGCAGTGGCTGTTCGGCAGCAACATCAGCAACCGCATCGGCCAGCGCGATGGCAAGGGGCCGCAGCAATGAGGATCCCCGAGTTCACGATACGCCAGCGCGAAGACGGCCAGTGGTATTGGTCCCTGCGCGCCAGCAACGGCGAGCCCCTGTGCCACAGCGAGGGCTTCCCCACCGAGGCCGGCGCCATCCGCGGCGCTAAGACCGCAAGGCGCCGTGCATCGCTGGCTCGCATCGTCGTGCGCAACGCCGACAACAAGATCGCCCGAACCGCGTGAAAGCACTGCTGGCCAGATTCCGCGCGTGGTCCATGCGGCGCCGGCAGCGCGCGCAGAGACGGGACACGCAGGCGCGACTGTTCCGAGCCTGGGCGCGGCTGGACGAGGCGCGCAACTACGTGGCCCGCGACCGAGCGGCAGAGCGCAAGGAGCGTGACCGGCTGGTGCGCCAGATTGACGCAGCCCGCGCCAGGCTTGCGGAACTGGAAGACCTGCTTCGAACCTACATCGCCGGCCAATCCCTGATCGACGCCAGTCACGCGGCACAGCGCGCTCGTGAGGCTGTCGCCAGCGGCTTCGGCGACCTGGACCAAGGGCATCGCGGCCCTGGTTGATTTCTCGGAATCGTGGTGCACGCTGCTGGAGTCATCCAGCACGGGGGCCTTATGCCGACCGCAACCTACCAGAAGCATCAGGACTACGTTGAGC